TTATAGGAAAAGTAAGTATTCCTGCTGGTTCTTATATAGTGGATATTCAAGTTCATGGAATCACATTGTGGGTTGCTGGTGATACAGTTGCAATGATAATTGGTGATGATGACGATGATAATGGATTCGTAGCATCTACTAATTTAAAAGCAACTGACTTGCTCGTAGGAGAAGCAAATACTATAGAACACCCAGGTGGTAAAGCTGGTGCATATTTGGCATCTGAACAACGCAAGACATATTCAGCTTCGGCTAGAAGTGTTAATGCTAAAGTTACAGTTGGCGACCATGCTACAGCTGCATCTGCTGGTAGGACTAAAGTCTTAGTTTTATATTGTTGCCCTCCAATAGACACAGCTAAACCATAATCTGAAAAGATAAAATTGAACGGGCGTCTTTCATTTAGAAGTTCTCCTTTTGGTGGAAGATGCCTTGTTCGATTAAAGGAAAAATAAATGGCAACAACTGTAATCGCTGATGAAATAGAAGCTCTAACTGGCGTAAGCACAGCAGATGCTAGCTTTTTAGTTTCCGCTCAAAAATCAGTAGTTAGTAGTGTTCCTAAAAGTTTATTAAAATGGGCAGGTAGTTTAACAGACCCAAGCTCTCATGGTGGTAATTCTTCTCAAGGAACAACTGTAGTTATTCCTATTGGAACTGATACAATATTATCTGTTTCAAGAAATGGATTTAGTGCAGAAGAAGTTCCATATAATATGAAAGGATTTATAGCTAATAGTGCAAGTTTGCATTTAGCAACAAGTACATATCCAAAATATTATCTTGATAATGCTGTTAGCAATAAAGGAACTGCTGTTATAGTAAAACCAGCACCTACTGATTCTGAAACTGTAAGAGTTTTATACATAGACCATACAAAAGTAGATGATGATTGTGATTTAAGAAGTGCTGTTATTTACAGAGCGGTATCTTCTGAGTATGGTAAATTAGCAAGTGGTATGAACGCTGGAGTCACAACAGCTTTAACATATCTAAAAGCATCTGTAGACCAAGCAGAAACTGCAGGTGATAATTTTGAAGTAGCTAATACAGCGTCTGTTTTTGGAGATACTGCAACATTTGATGCTACTAATAGTCAAATTACAAGAGTAAAAGAAGCTGTAGATAAAGTTCAATTATTAATTGAAACAGATAAACCAGCAAGTGGTTATGATGCTTATGACCTTTTACAAGCTGAAGATATTGAATTATTAAATGGTAATCTATCTATTGTAAAAAGTGAATTAGAACGTGCTCAAGTTCACTTAGCAGAATGGGTAGCAATAGGAGATATGAGAGTTAAACAAATAAACTCTGCATTAGCAGAAGCTCAGGGATATGCAAATGAGATAACATCTAGAATATCTCAACAACAAGTTTATATGGCTGAAGCTCAAAAATACTATAATTGGGCTAGACAAGAATTACAAACTTATATTTCAACAAATGAAACAGCTATTAAATATCAAAGTCAACAACAAGCCCAAGCGGAGGCAGAATAATGACAGTACAAGAAATAATGGAAAGAACTGGATTGAAAGAAACAACTTTAACATTGGCTTGGATAAAAGATGCTATACATTTAATACAGTCTAGTTCTAAGCAAAAAGTAAAGTCAAGAAAGCAAGACATAATAAAATCTGTAGATGGAGATGATAACGTTTATCAATTACCTGCTGATTTAATTGCTCTTGAAAGTGTGACTATTAAAGATACAAGTGATGGTAAATATAAAAGAATTAAAAGACTAGTAAATCAACCTAGTTATTTAGCTGAGGATACTTCACCATGAGTTATAACGTAAGCGAAGAGTGGTATTACTATTTAAGAGGTAGAGAACTTATCTTATATCAATTATTAGGTGGTTCTACAAATGAACGTATAACTCAAAGTGGTGTATTAAGAACTAGAGATAATGAATTAATGTATCCAAATGAAAACATTGCAGATGGTCTTAGAATTGAATACACAGCATTAGATGAACCATTTGTAAAAGAAGCATTAGAGACTACTGACGTAGTTATTTCTGGAACTGGTATAGCATTTATAGATGGTGGTGGTAGTGCTGATAGAATAACAGATACAGCTAATGGACTTGGAGATTTAATAGTTGGTGATAAAATTAAAGTTCAAGGTTCTGCAAGTAATGATGGCGATTATACAATAACAGTTGATGGAGGTGCTGGTTCGGTATCTGTTGCAACTGGTACTTTTACAGCTGAAGCAGTAGGCGAAAGAATTACAATTACTCAAATTCCAGTTGAAGATTCTTCTCCTAGTGAGACATCTCATCCAAATGTTAATCAATTTCTTTCTCTTGCTGTGGTTGATTATGTTAAAGCAATGAAAGCAGAATCTATTGGTGATTTAACAACAAAAGAATATTACATCAGAGAATTTTATAGTAAATTAGGTGACAACGAAAGCAACAAAAGGAAAATGGCAATATCATTTCCCGCTGGTGTTTACGCAGTAAGATAAAAAATAAACATATGCCCATGAGAGTTGCCAAGCTCGGTAAGGCATAAAAGGAGACAAGATGGCAAAAGGACTTCAAAGCTGGAGTGTAAAAGAAGCTGGTGCTCCTGTTACCTCGGCTGAAATTAAAACTGCTACAAGTGCAACAGCAGTATCATTTTCCTCAACAAGTAGAGCCATGATGGGTGTAGTAGCTCCCGCTGGTACACAAGACCTCACATTAACATTAGCAAGTGGTAGTACAATAGTAATCCCAGGAGCGGCTGTAGCATCAGTATTTGCCCCAGGTTCTATTGTTCCATTCGCTTGTGATTCATTTGTATTTGGTGGTTCTGAAACTACATTTAAAGTTATTGCACTATTCTAGGAGATAAACTATGAGAAATTTAAGTAGGTCAGCACCCTTAACTGGGGGAGGTACAATATCTGGCGACCTTACCATTACTGGTGATTTAACTGTACAGGGTAGTGCTACAAATGCATACGATGAGCAGGTACAAGGGAGATTTGATGTTTTAATAGATGCGGCAGATGGAGGAACAACACCTTTTATTAAAATAATAGATGCAGATACTGATACAACTGCTAATACTAAAAGCCAAATTCTTTTTTCTAAATATAGCAGTGGAACTAGTGCAGTTGATGCTGGTTCAATAGATGTTGGCATAACGCAATGGGATACTACAAGTTCGAATCGCCATACATATATGACATTTAATACAGTTAATGCTGGAAATATAGGTGAGCGTGTCAGAATTACTAATACAGGCGATGTCGGAATTGGATGTACGCCAGACGCTGTATTAACTATTGCTGAAAGTGCGGCTAAAAGAATACAATTTCGCTTAGTTGATGGTCAAGCTGGTATACAAGCAACTAATAATTCGGACTCTAATGATACACTTAGAATTAAAGGTTATCGAGTAGATATTGGAAACTCAGCTGGTGATTTGTATGTAAATGAAAGCGGTAATGTATTTATTAATCAAACTGCATACAGCAATAATTCTGACCATACATTAATTGGAATAGGTGGCAATGCTGGATTACACGCTACAACTGCTGTAGGTGCGAGTGGTGAATTAGGATTAGTACATAATCTTAAAAATACTGGTAGTGCTTGGGTAACTATAAGCACAGATGAACATACTATGTATACACAGGCTGGCGGAAATCATAATTTTTATGCTTGGGCATCTGCAAGTGCTGGTGCAACTGTATCAGAATGGACTAACTCTAAAGTAGCAATATTCGATGCCAACTCCCGAATTTCACTAAGTAATAATGATGGTGGTGCATCAAATACAGTATTTGGATATTTAAGCGGAGCATCATTAGCGAGTGGTGGTAACGAAAACTGTTTATTCGGTCATCACGCAGGAAATGAATTAAAATTAGCAGATAGGAATATTGCGATTGGATATAATGCAATGTTTGATTCGTACATTGATGACACCCAAGATGCTTTAACTTTTGATAATGTATTCATAGGATATGGTTCTGGTAGTGGTACTTGGACTGGTGCGGCATCTAAAGGAAATATTGGTATTGGTACTAATGTGATGGATGCGGCTATGAATACAGCTTACTATAATACAGCAGTAGGTGATAGTGCATTAAGTGGATTGACTTCTGGAGATGACAACGTAGCAATCGGTGGAAATGCTGGTAAACAACTTACCTCTGGGGATGATAACACATTTGTCGGGTACTCAGCTGGAACTGCTTTGGGTTCAGCCTCAAGTAATGTGGCTATAGGTCATTCAGCTTTTGCGACACAAGCAAACGCATCAGCAGTTGGTAATGTTGCTGTTGGGGCATCAGCTTTAAAAGATATGAATGGTGCTCATATCCGAAACATTGCAATAGGTCTTGCGGCTATGGAAAATGCAAGTACAGCAACAACTTTTCAAGACAATGTAACGATTGGGGCATATGCATTTGACGATAGTGGTACTAATAACCAAACTGGTACAGTAGCCATTGGCTCATATGCTTTAACTGCATTGGCGGCTGGAACTGATAATACGGCTGTTGGTTATAAATCTCTTTTTGCTTGTAATGCTGGTACTCAAAATACAGCTTTAGGAACACACGCTTTATATGGAACTGATGATGGAGTAAGTAATACTGCTGTAGGTGCGTATGCAATGCACGTTGGAAATGCTGGTGATTCTAATACTGCTATAGGAGCGCAAGCATTGATTGATGTAACTGGTTCACATAATGTTGCAGTTGGATTTCAAGCTCTATTCGATATTACAAGTGGGGGAAGCAATATTGCGATAGGTAGTTCAAGTATGAAAGCTATGGTTGGAGGTGAAAGTGATAACATTGCTATTGGCGTAGATTCCATGTCATTAATGGATGAAGACAATGAGACCATTGACAAAAATGTTGCTATTGGAACAGCGGCTTTAAAGGGTGGTGATTTAGCAAGTACATCAAATGATTATGAACAAAATGTTGCTATTGGTTATCATGCAATGGATGGAACTGGAACTATTGGTGGCTCTGATAATGTATTTATAGGTGTTTCAGCAGGTGGTGGTAGTTGGACTGGAGGTTCATCTACTAAAAATGTTGGAATAGGTGCTTTTGCTCTTGATGCAGGTTTAAATGGAGCTTATTCAAATATTGCAATCGGATATGATAGTTTAGGTACATTAACAACTGGGGATGCAAATGTTGCGATAGGAGCTTATTTCGATTCAACTTATAAAGCGGCAATGTTTTTAAATACAGCTGGTAATAATTGCATAGCAATAGGGTCAGGAGCATTGCAAACTACTAATCATGATGCCGCTGATGGTACGATTGCTATTGGACATGGTGCTTTAAGATTAATGGCTCCGTCAAGCGGAAGTCAATTTGCTAACTCATCAATAGGTATAGGTTATGAAGCTCTTAAAACAATGACAACTGCAACTGGGAACATTGCTATTGGTCATAGTGCAAGTGCATTAGTTACTGGTAGTTTAAATACAGTTATAGGATTTCAAGCGGCAGACGTACTTGCGGCTGGAAGTTCAAATACTGTAATTGGAGCAAGGGCAATGGGGGCGGCTGATGGTGGTGAGCAGAATAATGTCATCATTGGTACAGATGCTGGAGATGTAATTAACGATGATGCGGCTGATGGTAATGTCATAATCGGACAGGACGCTGACCCAAGTGGCTCTGCTGGAACAAATCAAATAGTAATAGGTCAAGGTGCAACAGGAGTTGGAGACAACTCAGTAACACTTGGTAATGCAGATGTATTGAATGTTTATGCGGCTCAAGATGGTGCGGCTCATGTTCATTGTTCTGGTATATCATTTCCAGCAACTCAATCAGCAAGTGGTGGAGCAAACACACAAGACGACTATGAAGAAGGCGATTGGACACCAGTTCTTTCAGATGGTAGTAATAATGCAACATCTGCTGCTAATACAGAAGGCACATATACAAAAATTGGAAGGCAAGTAACAGTAATTGGAAGAATCCAAACAAGTAGTTTAGGCTCTGTATCTGGTGGAATACAAATAAATGGACTTCCATTTACGGCTGGAAACGACGATAAATATAAATCTGTAGGAAATATTGGACTTGGTTTAAATCTTAATGTGACTGCTGGATATAATATTGATGGATATATACCCGCCAATGGTGCAACTTTACTTCTTTATATTAATGATGCGGCTACTGGGGCTACTGCTATGACAGGGGCGGAGTGGTCGGCAGATGGTCATGCAATAATTCAAGCAACATACTTTGTATAATGGATATTATACTGGAAATAACAAGGAGTAAATAATGGCTTTAGAAAAGAAAATAACATACGATTATGAGGTTCGTGGAGAATATAAATGCATTCAACAACGAACAAAAACTGCTATTTTGGAAGATGGTAAAGAAATATCATTCTCATACCATAGAACATCATTTATGCCAGATGCAGATGTAAGTGGTGAATCTGATGAGGTAAAAGCATTAGCTGATACATTATGGACAGATGCTGTTAAAAAGGCGTATGAAGATAGCAAAAAATAATTAATTAACTAACAAGGAGTCAAAAGTGGCTAAAGACAAAAAAGAAAAGCCAGTCTTGAATCTCGATGGAGAAGAATACATTATCGAGGATATGACTGATTCACAAAAAGAACTTGCAGGTGAGGTTGCGTTAAACCAAGACCATGTAAGGGATATACAAAACAAGCTGAATACAAATGCTTTCATGAGACAACAATTAGTTGAATGTGAAAAGACATTTGTAGAGAAGTTTCAAAAAGGTTTAACAGAGCTTAAGAAAGCCTTAGAACCTGAAGCCGAAGAGGTTGAAGCAGAAGCATGATTGTAAGAAGGTGTAGTCAGGGTCATCGTGTACGACTCCATAGAAATACAACTAAGGGTGCGACTCGTGTAAAGACTTATCCAGATGGAACTAAAGAGACTCTGACTTACCCTTCGTCTTATGATTATTTTGTAGATGTAGATGGAACTGTAGCAAAAAAAAGCAATAGTTTTAAAGTTGCTGAAGAATACTATGTATCAGAATGTGCAAAAAAACATGATAGTGGACATGGTAGATTAATAGTAGGGGGTCATCATTTGATTAATGGTGTCGCTACAAGTCAAGCAGATTATCCTACTGATGCAAATACGAAAGCAGAAATAAAAGATTTTTATGATAAACGAGGAATTTCTTATGGTTCTAGTGAAACTAAGTCAGAACTTCTTTCACGAATAAGACTAACTTCTGGACCGTTTCAAGCAAAACATATAATAAAATGACATTAGAACAAATATATCAAGCTCAGAACAACAAGCAAAAAGAAGTAGTTGTTAGTGTTCCAGAGTTAACTCATTTAGTAAAACATTTAGATTTATTATATTCTCAATTTATAAAAAACAATCAAGAAGAATCTAATGAAGGACAACCCTTAGTAGAAATACTTGGCAAACCTTATATACAAACTAGAGCTTGGTTTAATTCAGGTCAAGGAATAAAACAATCAGCAGCAGTGGAGTAATAATGAATAATCCTATAGCAAAATTAGTATCATGGCAACAAAGTACTGGTCAACTTGATGGTTGGACATCATATCATTTAGCAGCAGGTGCATTTTTATGTAAAATATTTCAATGGCTACATTGGAGTGATTTCTGGTGTGTATTTGCAGTATTTATTATTGGTGTACTGTGGGAAGTGTTTGAATGGGTAATTGAAGATTGGAGACCTTATGGCTCTAAAAAGAAATGGGCATATAATACAGCATCAGATTTGTTTGTTGAAACAGCAATTGCTTGGTGGATGGTTCTTTGAGTGAAAAACATGAAACAGCACGAAGTTATAGAACTGCTATCATTGATGACAATGCTGTTGTTAGCCTTAACCTTAAATGGTTGGGTCAAATTATTATACTTGTTGGTATGCTTGTATATGGTTACTGGAGGATTGAAACAAGGATTAGAGATTTGGAAAGTAATTTTGAAGAAGCAAATATTAAAATTCAAGAGCTTGTTGAAAAGCACATAGTAGACGAACAAGCTAGATATGAAGAAATGGAAGAAGAATTAAAATGGTATCAAAAATTGACATCCAAAAAAAAGAAAAAGTAAATACAGTCATTGTTGGAGACTCAATATTTTTCTTACTTGGATACAATTTAAAAGAAATAGAAGAAATGACAATTATATTTTGGCAAAATAGAATGTATAATCCAACTATAAAAATGGCAGAGGCATAAATGGATTTCATGGCAGTATATGGCGAAGCAGGGATGATTGGCGTAGTTGGAGTAATGTTTGTATATTTAGTAATATCGTTATCTAAAAAGTCTGAAGCACAACAACAAGCTTTAGAAAAACTAAAAGTTGAAAATAGAGGGCAATCAGAAACTTTAGAGAATATGGAAGGGATGATTATTAAATTGATAGGTAGATGGAATACATCTGATGATAAATTAGATAGAAAATTTGATGCTATTACTAAAGAAATTAATGATTTAGATAATCAAGTATCTGAACTTAAAGGTTCTATGAGCAGAATCAATGGGCGGCATTAAATTAGATATGAAATTTGTCTTTAATGTTATAAGCTTATTAGGAGCAATAGGATGGGGATGGTATCAAATGGAATTAAGAGTTCAAGCATTAGAAATAAAAATTGAAAATAATGAAAAGATGGCTAAACTCAGAGATGAAATAACAGCCTTAAAAGGCAAGTAATGGATTACGAACCAGTTGATAAATATAGATATGACGTAAAGGAAAGACTTGCTAGAATAGAAGCAATTTTACATAGGGAGTTACCTGACATAAAAGAACAACTTAGGTTGTCAAATGGAAGAACAAGGTCACTTGAGAATTGGAGAAACTATATTCTTGGGGGTATGGCTATAATAACTTTTGTTTTTACAACTTTAAACTAGGAGAAAGTAATGGACATTAAATCAATGTTAATAAAACTTGCTGAAGAGCAAGCAGAGAAAATGCAAGAAGAAGCTGTTAAGCATCTAGGTATC